ATAGTTAACGATCGGAGCAAGGCTCCTCTCGTACAAACGTATCAAGAATTAATTGAAGATCTAATTGAAATCAATCGTGATATCACCGATAATGATGAAGAACCTGAACCTACTCCTAAGACTAAGACTACAACTATTCATTAAGAATTATAGTATACCCCTACCCTCCCCGGTAACAACTATATTATATCATACTTTCTCACAAATGTACACCCTTTTGACAAAATAAATGCAAAATAAATTAATTGCAAATAATTGTTTACTTTTACGCTTAACTGTGTTATAATAGACATAATTATGGAGAAGACCAATGACATCAAAAGCTAAGCAACGACCACATTACGTAGACAATAAGAAATTCTCTCTAGCAGTTGTCGAATACGTAGAAACTGTAAATGAAGCTAGAGAAGCTGATAGTGAAATACCTAAGGTAACAGATTATATCGCAACCTGCTTTATGAAAATATCCGAAGGCCTGTCTCACAGACCGAACTTTGTTCGGTATACTTATCGTGAAGAGATGGTAATGGATGCGGTTGAGAATTGTCTAAGAGCTATCGGCAACTACAATATTGAAACAGCTACTCGCACAGGCCGACCTAACGCATTCTCGTACTTTACTCAGATTTGCTACTTTGCCTTTATCCGTAGAATCACAAAGGAAAAGAAACAACAAGATATTAAGTTTCGATTCATTGAACGTATGGGTGTAGAAGACTTTGTTGCTATGGGTATGGATAACGAAGGCGCTGCAGCAACTCAAGCATATGTTGATACTCTTAGAGAAAGAATCTCTCAAGTTAAGACTAAGGATGCAGCTATTAAAGAATTTGCTAAGGTAGAGAAAGCACAAGCTGAAAAACTAGAATTATTTATGGTGTAATATGAAAGTAGCTATTTTAAATGATACCCATTGCGGTGTCAGAAACTCATCAGATATATTCTTAAAGTACCAGGAAAGATTCTATGAAGAGGTATTCTTTCCTTATCTAAAAGAGCACGACATTAAGAATATTCTACACTTAGGAGATTATTATGAGCACAGGAAATTCGTCAATTTTAAAGCTCTCAATCAAAATCGCAAACATTTTCTTGAACCTATGCGGAATGCTGGTATTACTATGGATATCATCCCTGGTAACCATGATGTGTATTTCAAAAATACTAACGAGTTGTGTAGCCTCAAAGAACTGCTCGGCTATTTTACTTCAAATGTCAACATACATATGGAGCCTACAGTAATTGATTATGATGGATTAGGCGTTGCAGTAATCCCTTGGATCAATAATGCTAACTATAAAGAATACGTAGACTTTGCTATGAACTGTGAAGCTTCTATTCTTGGCGCTCATTTGGAACTAAAAGGTTTTGATATGATGGCAGGTATACCAAATCCACACGGTATGAATGCTGATATCTTTAATCGCTTTGAAATGGTACTCTCTGGCCATTTCCATACTAAATCACACCAAGAGAACGTACATTATCTAGGTAGTCAGATGGAATTTACTTGGGCAGATGTTGATGATCCAAAGTACTTCCATATTTTGGATACAGAAACTCGTGAGATTACTCCAGTGCGTAATCCAATTACTATGTTTAAGAAAATAATCTATGACGATAAGACAACCGATTACAGCAAAGTTGACGTCTCTCAGTATGAGCAAAAGTTCATTAAACTGATCGTTATAAATAAAAATGACTTGTATATGTTTGACCAGTTTGTTGATCGTTTACAAAGCATTGAAACATATGAACTTAAGATTGCAGAGTCGTTTGAAGAATATCTAGGTGAAAGCGTAGAAGATGAAAAAGTCTCACTAGAAGATACCACCACTCTACTTGATTCTTATGTTGAAGCAGTCGAAACGGATCTAGATAAAGATCACTTGAAAATTGAATTAAGAAAACTATATACTGAAGCACAAAACCTTGAGGTTGTATGATACATTTTAAATCATGTAAGTGGAAAAACTTTCTATCCACGGGCACTGACCCAATTGAAATTAGATTAGACAAATCACCAACGACTCTTATCGTAGGCCAAAACGGAGCAGGTAAATCTACTTTACTCGATGCTTTATCGTTTGGCCTTTTTGGTAAGTCACATCGCGACATTGGTAAGAACCAGCTTATTAATAGTATCAATAAGAAAGGTACTGAAGTTGAAGTAGAGTTTGATATTGGTAACTCACAGTTTAAGATTGTACGTGGTATTAAGCCAAGTAAGTTTGAGATATGGCAGAACGGCAATCAAATTAATCAAGCATCTAACGCTAGGGATTTCCAAAAGTTCTTAGAAACAAACATTCTTAAACTAAACCACAAGAGTTTCCACCAAGTAGTTGTACTAGGTAGTAGTTCATTCATTCCCTTTATGCAACTACCTGCTTGGTCTCGTAGAGCAGTTATTGAAGATCTATTGGATATCAATATCTTTAGTAAAATGAATGCTCTGCTAAAAGAACGTAACTCTAAGATTAAAGACGAACTTACGGATATCAACCACAATATTGATATTCTAAATACTCGTATGGAATCACAAAGTAAGTACATCAAGAGTTTAGAATCTCTTAATAAAGAACAGATCGAAGGTAAGAGAGAATCTATTGAAGCATATAAGCAATCAATAGATGAGACCTTTAAAGAATCTCAAGGCCTTGGTAAGAATCTAACGACGCTTATTGGCCAGGAAGAAAAGAATCACAAAACCTTTATGGAACGTATGACTGAAGTTCGGTCTGCTGAGAAAGGGTTGAATGATAACATAAAGTCTCTTGTCAAAGAGGCTAGGTTCTACGAGGATAACGACAATTGTCCTACATGCGACCAAGAAATCGATGCGAAGATAAAGTCTGATAAATTATCCAGCATCAAAACATCTGCAGCCGATGTCCAACAAACTCTTCTAAATTTATCACGGGAGGTGACAACCACTGAGAAAGAGGGTCAACAGATATCTAACAATCTGAACCAACTGAGACAACGGCAACAGAAGATTAATTCCAATAACGAGAAGATCTCTTTGTTGCAACAAGAGATTGACAAAGTTCAAAAGGACATTAATCAGTTAACATCTCAAACTGGAGACACCAGTAAAGCTAAAACGGAGCTGTCAGGGTACAGACAATCTAAACAAGCCATTACTGAGAAGAAGCTAGAATATGTAGAAGAACGAACCTATAATGAAGTTATTGGTGAGATGCTGAAGGATACTGGTATCAAAACGAAGGTGATCAAGCAATATCTTCCTGTTATGAATAGGTTAATCAATAACTATCTACAGATTCTAGACTTCTTTGTTGCTTTCCATTTAGATGAAAGCTTTAATGAAACAATCAGATCGCGCCATAGAGATTCATTTAATTATGCATCATTCTCTGAGGGTGAAAAGCAACGTATCGATTTAGCGTTACTATTCACCTGGCGCCAGGTTGCTAAAATGAAGAATAGTGCAGCAACGAATCTTCTCATTCTTGATGAAACATTCGATAGTAGTTTAGATAATGATGGTATTGACAACCTAACCAAAATTCTACAAACACTAGAAAATGGCACAAATGTCTTCATCATATCTCATAAGGGTGATATCTTAGAGAATAAATTTAGATCTAAGATCGAGTTCTTTAAATCTAAAAACTTCTCAAAGATTGCTTAAGGCTCATTTAGACACGCTTTTTGGTCGGGATAAGCTCCGACCTTATAACTTTTAGTTATACATATATTCAAAAATGGTATAAGAAACATATGTACCAGCATGCTTCTTTGTGTTATAATAGTACCATATTAAAGGAGAAGTTATGATTCAGCATCAAAATTCAATGTTACCTAAGCTACTGGCTAAAGAGAATATCAGTATTCAACATGGTAACTATCAGACTGCTTGGTTCGATATCAAGAACAGAACTCTTGGTCTTCCACTGTGGAAGGATATGAGCAAAGACGAATATGATCTTCTAGTTGGCCACGAAGTTGGTCATGCACTTGAAACTCCATACGAAGGTTGGCACGATAGCACAGAGAAGCTAGAAGGTTGTCCTCGTTCATACATTAACGTTATCGAAGATGCTCGTATTGAAAGAAAAATCCAGAGTCGTTACCCAGGCCTAGTTGGTTGTTTCTCACGTGGTTATAAGAAGTTATTTGATAAAGGCTTCTTTGGCGATATCTCACAATATGATTGGAACGAAATCAAACTAATTGATAAGATTAATCTAAAAGCTAAGATTGGTCCATTACTAGATGTTCCATTCACTAAGGAAGAAAAAGTATACTTTGATCGTGCCATCACAACCGATACTTTTGAAGAAGTAGTAGAATTAGTACGTGATATTCTTGCTTATACTAAAGAGAATGAGCCTCAGCTTCTAGATATTCCAGAGATAGACGAAACTCAAGAAGAGACTACACAAGAAGAAACAAATGCAGAAGTTGAAGCTACTGACGAAGAGCTAGAGGAACTATTCGGCGAATCACCCAAGGTATCAGATAAAGATGCAGAAGATGGTGAAGAGGAAGAAGCAGAAAGCTCAGCAGGTGACGAAGAGTCATCAGAAGAAAATGATTCAGAGTCTACCAACGAAGCATCACCTACTCCAGAGTACGATGAAGATACTTCTATTACAGACGAGATGTTCCGAAGTAAAGAAGGCGAACTTGTTGATACCGATGAAAGTGGTAAACAACCATTAGTTATTGCAAACTTTGATAAAACTCTTGCAAAACACGCTATAATCGATTTTAACGAGTTGATGGACCAACGTGCAAAAACTGTAAGCGAAAGCAAGTACTATATGGACATGATGGAAAAATGGAACAATCCAAAGTGGGGATTCAAGAAGTACATTAAAGATACTAAAAAGTCTGTACAGGTTATGGTACGAGAGTTTGAGATGCGTAAAGCAGCATATCAGTATTCAAGAGCTACCACAGCTAAGACTGGTGCTATTGACGTAAACAAACTTTGGTCGTACAAAACTAACGATGACATTTTCCTAAAGCAAACTAAATTGGCTGACGCTAAAGATCACGGAATGGTTATGTTGATCGATTATTCTGGCTCGATGTCATCTTCTATGAAGTACGTTATGGACCAGGTAATTCACACTGTTCTATTCTGTAAAGCAGTATCTATTCCATTCGAAGTATATGGATTCACTTCAACCAATGAAAACTTTGATGCGATATGGCACAGAGATAATCCACTACATGTGCCAGCCGGCCACGTAGATTTAGATGGTGTTTGTGTTACTCAGTTGATTCACTCAGGGCAAAAGAAGGCAGACTTCGAAGCTGCACTGCAGTGGTTATATGCTAGAACTAAATCACAATACTGGGACGACACTCCAAAGGGCAGAGCAGAAGACTGGGGTTCTACTCCATTAATTCAAGCACTTATGGTGTGTGACACTGTTTTAAAGAGATTCAAATCACGCTATGCTGTACAGAAACTAAACTTCGTAACATTTACTGATGGCGATGCTAATAGAATCCAATGTCATGGACACTTTGATGCTAAATCTGAATTGACTCAAACTAACCGTGAGATCAAAATCAATGTTGGTGGCGTATGGGCAGAGTCACAAGATAATCGACCAAAGAATATCACAAAGGCTGTTCTTGGCGCTTTAAAGAAAAAGCACAACACCACTAATATCGGATTCTTTATGGCAGACGATAATAGCGAATGGAAGTACAGACTAAATGCTGTTTCGTGGGAGCCTGGCGTAACTGAAATGAACTCAGAAAAAGCTAGAAAAATTTACAACAAAGAATATAGAAAAAACAAATGTGTTAACATTCAAAACATATTTGGTTACGATGAGTACTACATGGTGAAAGGTGGTAAAAATCTTGACACATCAGAGGATGACTTTGAAGTTGATAATGATGCTACCAATAAAGCTATCGGTACAGCTTTCAAGAAGTACTCACAAAGCAAGAAAACAAACAAAGTGCTGATGACCAAGTTCGGAAAGGCAGTAGCATAAAAAGTTATAAGCATATAACAAAATATTATAAGAAACATGTGTACAAAATGTGCTTAGCATGTTATAATAGTACCATAAATTAATCAGGAACCTTTTATTATGAGTCAATTGAATATTTCCACACAAAACATTGTCAAAGAGTTGGCAAAGCTATATCCTGATACTACCAAGTTCAAGAAGAAAGTTATCGTTGAAGTTGGTCAGTCGTTAGGATATAAGCGATCAGATTGGAGTGCACTGTTAGATTCTGAGAACCGAGTAGCAACTGGTACTTACGATCTAAGTGCAATGATTATACCAATGCGAGAGACTTTTTCAAAAGAAGAAGCTAAACTATCAATGCAGTCAATTGTAAACGATGAAAAAACCATTGCTCAAATTGATCCAACATTTGTTCCCTGGGGTTCATTTAGTGATATTGGTAAGATTATCAAATCACAAATGTTCTACCCTGTGTACATATCTGGTCTATCTGGTAATGGTAAAACATTCATGGTTGAGCAAGCAGCTGCAAAAGCAAAGAGGGAATTCATACGTGTACAAATTAATCCAGAGACAGACGAAGACGATCTACTTGGCGGCTTCCGACTCATTAATGGAGAGACTGTCTTTTCTAAAGGCCCTGTTCTTAAAGCTATGGAGAACGGTGCAATTCTACTACTCGATGAAATCGATAGAGCTACAAATAAAATTATGTGCTTGCAAGGTATACTTGAAGGCAAACCTGTACTTGTTAAGAAAACGGGTGAAACGATATCTCCAGCGCCTGGATTCAATGTTATAGCAACTGCTAATACAAAAGGTAAAGGCTCAGAGGATGGTCGATTCGTAGCTGCTTCTATCATTGATGATGCTTTCCTTGAGCGATTCACTGTAGCAATTGATCAACAGTTCCCATCAGCTAAGACTGAGAAAAAGATTGTTCTTAAGCATATGGAAAAGTTTGGTTCGTCAGACGAGACATTTGCTGAAAAGCTAGTTACATGGGCTGATATTATTCGCAAAACATTCTATGATGATGGTGTCGATGAAGTTATTTCAACTCGTCGTTTGTGCCACATTGTACAAACCTACTCAATCTTCAACGATAAGTTAAAAGCAATTGAGTTGTGTATCGCACGCTTCGACGATGATACTAAAGCAGCATTCCTAGATCTTTACACTAAGGTTGACGATGGAACACAAGCAGAGTATCAATCAGACGAAGAATTATTAGCAGAAGAGGTAGGATTCTAATGTTAGATAAAATTGTAAAAGTAACCGATTGGATTACTGCGGAAGAAGTTCCAACTATGTCAAATCCTATGTACAAAAAGCTATTAAAACAATATGGCAAATTCACTGGACCTTCTGAACCTACAGGTAATAGCATTCATGGCTGTTATCAGTGGGCTCACGTAGACGATATTGAAATTATTGGAAAGGAAGTAATCCATGAAAGAATTGGTTATATTGGAACAGCTAAACGAAATATTGTCGATAGAACTCGAGCAGTAATCGCACCTAAGGGTGCTCATCCAATTAAGATGATATTATCCGCTGGTGATATTGACATGGAAGATCTTCGTGTTAGATATGTGATCACTGCGTCAGACCCAGATAGTGTTCAAGCTAAAACTGGTGCTAAGCTAGAAAAATTCTTACACAATGAAACAGATAAAAAGTTTGGCTATAGATACCGATGGGTGAATGCTCAATTGAGTAACGATAACAAGCATAACTACGTGCTTAAAAATTGGAGAGATCTAACCTATCTTCAAGCAATTAAGATTTTACCAGATGTGATTGAAATTACCAAACAACTCGGCGCAGAACATATTGCAGCAGAGGTTGATCAAATAGTTAACGGAGACAGCAGTGAAGAAAATTGATTATAAGTTTAATGAAGGTCCTCTCATTGAGGAGTTTAAGAAGTACATAGACTCTACCTATGTCGGCCATTATTGCCAAGGGGGATTCCAATCCTCCGAAGTAATAGTCGATCGTGGGCATGGTCTTGGTTTTTTCCTAGGTAATGTAGATAAGTACAATGCTCGTTACGGAAAGAAAGGTGATCCTAGCGATCATCGGAAAGACTTAATGAAGGTATTGCATTATGCTTTACTTGCATTAAATGAACACGACCGTATTGCAAATAATAGCAAATAACTGTGTACAAACGTGTTAAATTGTGATATAATATACTATATTTTAAAAATGGAGAAATGCAATGCAATTAAGTGAAGAGACTCTATCCATTCTTTCTAACTTTGCTTCGGTTAACCCGAACATCGTTTTAAAGCCTGGTCAAGAGTTAAAAACTATTTCCGAAGCTAAGAATATTCTTGCTACAGCTTCGGTCGTAGAAGATTTTCCCCACGCAGTAGGCATATACGATTTGAATGAGTTCTTATCAGTGCTTGGTCTTGTGGAAAATTCATCGTTAGAGTTTGATGATAAGTCTGTAGATGTAAAAGGCACTGGTGCCAAAGTAAAATACTACTCAGCCGAACCATCTATTCTAACAACCCCTGAAAAAGATATCACCATGCCAGCTGCTGAAGTTAATGTTGAATTGACAGCAGAGAAGTTACAAAAAGCTAAAAAGGCCGCAGCTGTTCTAGGACATCTTGATCTTGCTTTTGTTGGAGATGCTGATGGTGTTACACTGAAGATATTTGATGCTAAGGATCCGAGTGCTAATACATTCGAGCTATCTCTTGGTGCAAATGAATCAGGCCAGACATTCAGTTTCATCATGAATATTTCTAATCTCAAACTTCTTGATGGCGACTATGATGTGCAAATTTCATCAAAACTAATCTCTAAGTGGATTAACAAGTCAAAACCAGTGACTTATTACATTGCTTTAGAGAAAAGTTCAACCTTTGGTGTATAAATAAACATGCAAACAAGTTCTCATAATACTATGAGGATAATATTGGAAATGCCGATAGTCGGGTTTCCATCAATTAGTCTACTTTGAATAAGGAGAAAGATATGACTGAAGAAGTAACAGCACCTGAAGGTGTAGAAGAAGCTGCAGAGGTTAACCTTAGCCTAGGCGATATTAGCGCAATGGTAAGTATTATTGATATCTGTTCAAAGCGAGGAGCTTTTGAAGGCTCTGAACTAGAAACAGTTGGAACTCTACGAAGCCGCATTGCTGCATTCGTCGCGCAAGCTAATCCACCTGAAGAAGAAGCTGCAT